AGGGTTTTTTTGAAAACGTCGACGTAACAGAAATAGCCACGGACCCTTTTAGATATCAGTATACCATCACATTCAAATCGGAAGAGACTCTTTACTCCTATGTGAATCAAGGTATTAGTAATGTCTATGTTCCTCCTCCATATGTTCCTCCTCCAAAGACTGTTGTAGAAGGAGTTTCTACAACGAACCAGGGAGAAACGAGTACTTATGGCTAAAGAATTAATAAGAAAGCACACTGGAGACTTTCTTGATAATTTTGAAAGAAGTCGTGCCTATGGCGTTTTAAGGCAAACAAGGTATTTTGCTCCTATATCATCAGACCCTCTTGCTGAAGCAAGAAATGCCAAGTATCCAGCACTGACGGGGGCGTATCCAGCAGTTTTGCCTATGCAGATTTCCACCATAGGAAAAAATGATAAAAGAATTTCTTTTACTTTATTAATTAATCCCGAGACTTGGAACGAGGGTAGAACATACTCCTATCAGACAACATATACCAGAACTGGCTGGGTGCCTCAGTTATGGGGGGCAAATCAAGATACCATATCGTCTACCGGAAAAAGCGCAGCTTTTATGCTTCCATCAACAGGTTTGGACAAGTATTCTCAGGAATCAACCTTTGGATATTTAAATTTTCTTTCTTTGCTTTCCGCCTACAAAAACAACGGATATAAATTTGAGGATTTTACAAAAGTCAATGAACTGACACGGGTCGTAAAATTTGTTTATGGTGTCCAGATTTCCTACGATGAAAATATTCTAACAGGACATTTTAATAACTTTACCTTGGACGAGACGGAAGATAACCCGTTTGTTTTCAATTATAACTTTGAATTTATTACAACTATAGTATCCGCTAATGATACTGAGATTCGTGGACATTATAAGTCAAACCCTGTTTCGGACGAAGACGTAAAGGGAACCGTAGAGGATAAAGCTCTGCAGTTTGTTTCTGATCCGTATGTTAAACAGCCCAATTATCCGACTATACCGCCAAAACCGACAGAGGATAAGACAACAATTCGTTTGTGGGAAAGAAAAACAGGATTACCGTGGAGTGATGCTTTTCAATTACATCAAACGGATGGTTCCGTACAAGGTAACTTGAATTTACGCAGCAAACTTTTGTCTATGAAATGGGATGCAACAAAAAGGATCTTCGTATAAAAAATGGGACGCTATAACGACAATCACGGCCTTTTTTCGATGGACGAGTTTAAAAACAGGGGCGCAATAAAGCTATCCCCTGATGCTCTTGTTTTTATCAGCGGAAACTTCGGAACATCTATTATCGCCCCTGTGTCAGGACAAACGCAAAAAGTCGATTTTCAGGACGGAATATCATCAATTAGTGTATCAAATAACATTGATCCACCTGGTTCCTCTAGTGCAACCATCGAAGTCGTAACCCCTATTTATAATGAAAAGTCCCGTTATTGGATTTCAATGCAGGGGGACAACGGCAGAACATATAAAGTCCCCTTTTTCGTCCCGATGATGGAAATAAAAATATTTTTTAAGGGAAGGTTTCTAGTCCAAAACGAGCCGAAGTATTATCCCGCCTTCTGGGGATTTATCGTAAATGTTGAAGAAAATTTTTCTGGAGGATTGTATAAAATAACTCTTCAGTGTGCCGACATGCTTCACTGGTGGCAATATATAAACGTGGCATATCACCCATCCGTGGCCTCAAATATTATAACAGGATATAGGCTAGGACTGACAGCTTTTGCTTCCCGTTATGAAAAATCAAATGCTTTTGAAATAATTTATTCCCTCGTTACAGAAATGGGCTATGAAAATTTTACGGCACCAGATTGGCTTGCCAAAGCAACGCAACGATACGATATTTTTCCATCTCAGGCTGTGGATTACATTTATGGAGGAATTCTTGATTATTGGAGAAAAAGATGGGCTTCAGCGCCAAATCTTTTGAGAATGTATGGAGCTACAGGAAAACTTATAATAGACCCAAGAAAACCTGTGGTCGAACAACCAAACACTAGAAACTCGGCAAAGGATACAAAAAAAGACAAGGCCAAACAGGCCAGTCAATCAAAAACAGTCATGAGCTTCGGAATAGATGATGATTTTACTAGGGGCTTTCAGGTTTTCCATGTATTCGATAAAATGGGAAATCTGGAAAATGCAGAATATATGACCAAGCTTGAAATAGCTGTGCTAGTCAGAAATACGGTCGAATACGAGTTTTTTCAGGATGTTAATGGAAATATTATTTTTAAGCCCCCTTTCTATAATTTAAACACTAAAAATGTTTTCCCTTATAGAATAGCCCCTCAAGACATCTTAAGTTGTTCATCTTCTACGAATTCTGAAGAAATAGTGACAGCTCTGCAGGTACAGGCAAGTATTCAAAAAAATATTTGGTCAGACGAATGGGTGAATGAGCTTGGCTATCACATGGATATGGGCTTGACAAAAAGATACGGAGAGAGATTTAAGAAAATATCGTTGTGGTATATGTCTGAAGGAGGGCTGGTAAGGTCGATCGCGATGGGTCACTTGTCCTTAATGAATGTAAAAGCTTTTACAGGAACTGTCACAATGCCAGGTCGTCCTGAAATGAGGCTTGGGTATCCTGTTTATATAGAACATAAAGACACGTTTTATTATGTTCGATCTATAAACCACGCGTTTGACTATGGCGGGTCTTTCACAACCACTCTTTCTTTAGAAGGACTACGAGAAAGAATTTATGGTAAAACAGATACGGGAAATTGGGAAATTCAAAAAAATAGAATTTATAAGCTGAAAGATCCAAAATCCCTTATTATTAAACCAGGACAGGAAATTGATGAAAATAAAACATTTGATCAAATAAGTGCTGAACAACAAACGGATCCTGATGTGAAGTTGGAGGAATTGTACAGAGAACACGGCTATATCAATTCTTCCGATCCAGGAAGATATGAAATTGTTGAAGATGGGAGTGTACAAAGCATATTATCTAAACAGCCTGCCGCCGATAAAAGCGGAAAGGTTAAAAAAGGCTTTGTCTTCAGAAGAGACGTCATACCCTATACGGACGAAGAAGGTTATAAAGTAATAGGAAGTTTTCGGTATGGGCGCGGAATCATTTTAAATCCAGGAAAAATTATGGATGGATTTGAAATGGCTGCTACTGAAGAAAAGCCTTCAGATGAAGTCAAGTCTGAGCGGGATGCTCATTCGATAACGAATTTTGTCCCGACTTCTGAAAGAGAAGGGGCCGAAATGCAAAAATATTTTGGAGTTGTCAGAAGTAAAAATATTGAATCAGCTATACCAGCTTATTTGGAACTTGCTGCAGAAGAGGGGCTTACAACAGGTACAGCAGCTGTTCAACTAGCTAATCTCAGTGTTGGAGGATTTGAAGAAATGCCTCCGGAAGTCCCAACAGTAGGAACTATTCAGGCTTCTAACGCAGAGACCGTACAGGGGGCCCCATCAATAGGTCGGGAATTTGTAAAAAGATCAAATCAGGGTAAGCAGGTACGAGATAGTAAGCTGCCTTTGAATCAAGGTACGGTCGTACCTGTTTGGTCTTCCATTCTGCTTTCACCAGCCCCTAAGGCAGGCAGTCTTCTTTATGTCAGCACGCCTGCAATCAAACCGAGTAAAAAAACCGAGTAAAAAATAAGGAAATTATTATGGCATTTACATCACGTATATACAATCAAGGACAGAAACCAGCTGACGTATTCAGTCAATATGCAGGTCCCTACAAATATAACAGATTCTTTTATTTAAGAATCGGACGCGTTGTTGATATTAATTACGAGCAATACAAATATAAGGTCGAGTGGGTTGACGAAGGAGGATCTCCTGCCTGGATACCTGTTTCGTTTTCTAGTGCTGGTCCTAGTTCTTGCATCGGGACTTTTCCAGAAATAGGCTCTTTGGTCCTTTGTAAATACATGAATGAAGGAACGGGAAAGGGGACTCCTTACGGTCTTTCTTTTCTTCCGGTAAGTCTGCAGGCCGCTTTGGAACACAATGTAATAAAACATCTGCCTGACCAGATTCCGACAGAGGACGATAATCTTATTCATATGAAGTTTCGCAAACTCCAAAAAGGCGATATAATAATGTCATCGCTTTGGGGCGGAGAGCTTTTTGTAAATCGCGACATAGAATTAAAAGACGAGTTCAGAGACAAAATCCTAATTCGCAGTTCAGATCAATCGATCATAATGACATCACTGAATAGTTTTATGTTTAATAACGGAGTGTCGTTGAGTTCTGGCTCCGTTATCAGAAATAAAATTACCATTTTTGATGAAAACGGAAACCGTATTCCAAATCAATTGGCTCGAGAGATTTCCCTTCCAGATGGCCGGGACGTCATTCATCTGGTTCCTTTCGGAAATCGCATAGAGGAAAACTCAATGTACTATACGGAATACCGCATAGACGTTGACGACATCAGTCCTGGAGTTTTGGAGACCAACGACATAAACAGTCAAACAGCGCTGTCCACTAAGGATCCTATCGTGAGTCTTGTATTAGGCAATTATGTGGGAGTCGATAAGAACAGATACGGCAAGATTCTTCATCCAGTTTTGTTCAGTTCCTCAATAGATTATGACGGACAGTTTAACATGATTGAGTGCGTACAGAACAAAGGAGTTGATGAGGTTGAAAAAATAGGAATGGCCTATGCGGTTCATCTATTGAAAAACGATAGTTTCATGGGTTTCGATAAGGAAGGTCATTTTTATTTGAATATGAACGCCTCGACATCGGCCAATCCGATGGGGGCAGGACGATCCATGTCTGTTCTCGGCACGGGAAATTTAAAGGAAGTTTGGGGCCAGTCTGCGGATGACGGAAATTCCTGGGATTATGCTACAAAAGGTGGAATAAAATGGAATGTAGGACAACACAACGCCAGAGCCAAAAACCGCAGTATTGATATCAGAACGTCGTCAGGAATAAAAATAGAAGTCAGAAACAATGATGACGAAGGATATGCGAAGCAGGAGCTCCTTTACGGAAATCAAAGAATTTCCGTTGGAGGAAACGAAAGCATTGAAGTCTATGGTAATTCGGACTCGACTTATACTGGTTCAATCCATGAACAGATTTTGGGTGCAGCATCTTATGATTATCACACCAATAAAACGGAAACCTGTACGGAGGTTTATACTCAGACAGTTGTTAAAGAAATGCAGGGAAATTTTGGATTACAGAAAGAAAAAATACTTAAAGGGCAAGAATTAACAATAGCTCTGGGAAATAAAACAGAAACTTTATTAAAAGGAAGTAAAAAAACAACCTTGCTAGCTGGAAATATAGAAGAAACAATAGTGGCTGGGAACAGAAAGGTAAATATTGTTGCTGGAAAATATACCGTCAGCGTGAAAGCTGGAAACATTGAGATAGGGACTCTGACCGGACAGGCAAAAGTGAACGGTAACTTAGGTGTAGTTCTTCAAAGTCTGGTCAAGGCTGATATTAAAGCTTTAAAAGTCAATATAGGGTCAGTACCGTTAAGAGGTGGCGTTTTGACGGGTCTTCCAGGAATCCCTAACGCGTTTTGCCATGTTACTGGGTTGCCTTTTTCCGGATCTAATACTGTAAAAGCGAGTATTTAAAAAAATGAATCAAATTTTAAAATGGCAGGTTAAATAAGATGCCCTTCATTCCATCCGCAATGACTAATCTAATGATGCAGAAAATGTCTTCATATAGACTACACGGATCGAAGACCCTGCCTCTGTTGTCGGCTACATCCTCAGCTGTATGTTCATATCTTCCAGCAGCTGCCACGGTGATGTCTACAAATGTTGTGACGGGGCCGGGTTCTGGGACTTATACTGGAAAAATCGTCGGATGCGTTCCGAGTATCATGAGTTCTCTTATGATTTTGAAGGCGTCCTCCTCAGGCATTGTCGGAAAGGATCTAAGAAGGATTTTTGATGCCGTTTCGTTTGGAGTGTGTCAGACGCTATTAACAACAGCCAAGGCTCAAGGGACAGTCGTAGGAGGAGGTCCAGGAGCTGGGCAAGGTAAAATTATGAGTCTTGTTCCTTCCACTCTTGAAAAACTAATTATCACCAATCTTTATGGTCGACGACTTCACGGATCGAAAACAATGCCGATGTTTCTTGCGATCGCCTTTGGGATATGCAATCATCTTATGACAGCAGCTACGGTAATAACAACATGTGTTGGGGCGTTTTTTCCACCGCCTGTTGGGCCTATTATAATTCCTAATGCACCTGGACCCGGTCGATTAATTTAATACTCTGTTAATACATTAAGGTAATGTATATGGAAAAAATGAATCGTACCCAGATCTATTTCACTGAAAAAGAACACTATAAGATAAAAAAAGAATCTGAAGAAAAAGGAATTTCAATGTCTGATGTTATTCGAAGAATTGTAGATAAACATTTTGAAGAAAAATTGTTTCCAGTAAAAGAAAATCCATGCCCTATTCACTAAATGAACTGAACGGCTTTAAAAGTATTGACCTCAATAATTTTGAGATTAGAGGGGCCAAGATAGGGACGAATAATGCCCAAACCACTGGTCCGCTATATGACGGTGGGCAATACAATCCTTTGAAATCTATTCTAGA